TGCTCGCGGCCAGCAAAAGCCTCAAGGGGCAGTCCGAAGCTGCGACTGCCTACAAGCAGATTCTCACCAAAGCCCACAAGAATGGGACGATTCCTACTGAGAAATACCAGGCAATCATGACTGTGTTTGACCAGCTGCAGTCACAGAAGGAGGCAGCGGACTTTGTGCGAAAGGCTGCCCATGCGACAATGTGGCTGACCGGGGCAGGTGTTGTAGGTGGGGAGGCAGTTATGCACAAAATGGCAGCGCATTAGGGGCAGTTTGCACAAGTAGGGGTTGCACACTGCTTTCGTCAGCATTACAATTGCATTGGGTGGTGAGGGCGGGGGAATACTGAGAAGGAAATTTAAGGTTATTTGCGCGGATTACAACAGAGTAATCCCCACGAATAACTCCACCCTCCACCCGCTCCCCCTCAGCAGTGCGCGGCAGAAAGTCCCCTACCACTCCAGCGCCACTGCCCCCTTCCCTTCTCCCCCTCTTCTGCGCTACCCTCTCTTCTATGAAAATCCTCCTGATCGACGCAATGGCAGCCTTTCTCGACTTCGCACTCCGGGCAGAAGCCCAGGGGCATGAAGTCCGTCTCTGGCTCCCCAAGGAAAAAGACGGCTCACACAACACTGTTGGCGATGGGCTGGTGGCTAAAGTCCCTGACTGGCAGGGGAGTATGAATTGGGCTGATCTCATCGTACTCAGCGACAACGCACGGTTCCTGGGCGAACTCGAACCCTGGCGCCGGAAGGGCTATCCGATATTCGGGCCAGGGAAGGAAGGCGCGAGCTGGGAACTCGAACGCGGCACTGGGCAACAGGTGCTGGAAGCCACCGGCATCTCCTGCATCCCCTCTCACGTGTTCTCAGGCTACAAGGAAGCCATTGAGTTTGTAACTGGCACTGGCAAACGCTATGTTTCCAAGCCCACTGGCGATGCTGACAAGGCTCTCAGCTACGTTTCCAAAGGCCCAGCGGACATGCTGTTCATGTTGGACTACTGGAACAGGACACAAAAGGTGAAAGTCCCGTTCCTGCTGCAGGAGTTCATTCCGGGAATTGAGATGGCGGTTGGAGGCTGGGTCGGGCGGGATGGATTTCTGGGGATGTTCCTGGAGAACTTCGAGTTCAAGAAGCTCATGCCAGGGGACGTAGGGGTAAATACTGGGGAAATGGGCACGGTGATGAAGTATTGCCCAATTGAGGAAAGCAAGCTGGCGCAGGAAATGCTCTTGCCGCTGGAAGCTCAGCTCATCCGTCAGGGCTACACCGGCTACATCGACGTGGCAGTCATTATTGACAAGAAAGGCAAGCCCTGGCCCCTGGAATTCACCACCCGCCCTGGCTGGCCATTGATGCAAATTCAGCAAATCCTGCACCCGGATGTGGCAGAGTGGATGCTGGATGCAGTCAACGGCAAGGATACCTTCAGGCCCTCCGGGCAGATTGCGGCTGGCTTCGTGGTGGCTCACGCTGACTTCCCATTCAACAAACTCCCCCGTGCCACCGTGAGTGGCTTCCCTGTCTGGGGTATTACTGACAGTAACCGCTACTTCATTCACCCCAGTGAGATGAAACTTGGCATGGCGCCAGACTTCTCCTCAGGCTCCCTCAAGCACGTCCCCTCGCTGGTGAGTGCGGGACAGTATCTCCTCACAGTTAGCGGAAGGGGCTGGAGTGTGAGGGAGGCAGTTGCGGGGGCCTTTTCCAGGGTGAAGCAATTGGAGGTGCCAAATTCTCCAGTGTATCGGATTGATATTGGGGAAAGACTGGAGAGGCAATTGCCAGAATTACAAGATTTTGGTTATGCGGTTTCATGGGAATGGGAAGCATGAAAGAAGGGGGAAAGGAAGCGCGGAAAGGGGCCTTGCGGGGGCCGGTGTACGGAATAGGTGCTTTGGTATGGATCGGGTTTGCCATCGCAAGGATGACCTCTTATAACTGGAGAGTTACTTCCCCCTATTACAGCCCTGTAATCCGTGCGAATAACCCCTCCCTATGAGCCGCGCTGACTACTTCGCTCCAGGCCAATGGAACTTCTACTGCGACCTCTGCGGCAGGAAGAACAAGTCTGGAAACGCAATGCTGACTTGGGACGGGCACTATGTCTGCAAGGAGCATAAGGAAGTTCGGAATCCTCAGGACTTTGTTCGTGGGGTAGCAGCGGAGGCTGCAATTCCTTGGCGCAGGTCAAATGGGCAAGCAGCTGTTCCCCCTGCCTCAGTCTACGGCGGGTGGTTTGCGCTGGGGGTGCAAACGCAGCCACTGTCGGGGTTTGGAACTGGGAAGTGGCATCCACGGCAACCGGAGACTCTGCAGATTCCACTAGCAGAGACCACAGCAGGAGCCTCAGAGAGCTTTACTTATGCATCCAGCGCAGCAGTATCCTTTTCTGAGACAACCTCCCAGAGTGAGGGGTTCTCTGTTGCCAGAGTCCTAACGTCAAACCCACTGAACTCTTCTACACTTAACTCAACAGCATTAAGCTGAGGTATCACATGACACAGGCACTGAAGGAAGCAGCATCGTCGAAAGGGCATGTCAGGATCGAAAGGTTTGACTCTGATGGCCAGTTGCGAGAGGTGAGGGAGTGCGACAATCTGATTGTTCAAGCAGGGAAAAATCTCCTCGCAACCGCTCTGGGGGCGGCAATAACCCCATTTGGGTGGATCGCTGTTGGCACAAATGGCACAACTCCAGTACTTAGCAACACTACGCTGGGGACAGAGCTAGCACGGGTTGCTGTTACAAGTGCAGCGGCTGTTGGCCCTGTCACCACCTTCTCGGCAAGTTTCCTCCCAGGCATTGGGACAGGTGTTTGGCAAGAAGCAGGAATTTTTAACGCCGTCAGCGCCGGTGTGATGTATAGCCATGTAGTATTCACGGCTATGACGAAAAATGCAGGAGACACACTTGTGATCACCTGGGCTATCACACAACTCTAATCAGTAGGAGTAGCACATGGGAAAGCCGCTTTTTACAAACAACGCTTCCACGACACTAGCAGTAGCACTTTTAGCTGGAGATACTTCCATGTCAGTGCTGACCGGCGGGGGAGCTGGATTCCCAGCGCCGACAGCCGGAGATTATTGCTGGCTGACATTACAAGCCCCGACTGGAGGGGCTGTGGAGATTGTAAAGGCCTCCGCCCGTTCTGGGGACACTTTTAGCAGTTTGAGTCGTGGGCAGCAAGGAACAATAGCAACGGGATGGCCAGTGGGAACAGTAGTAGAACTCCGCAGCACTGCCCAAGTATTCACTGACCTGTGGGCAGCCACATTGGGGATTGTGAACCTTTTGCCACTGAATAACACCTGGAGTGGGAGCAATACGTTTAACTCAGCAACTCCTATTGTGCGAATTGGGCTTTCTGGGAATGTTCCGCAGCCGGGCGGGGTTACAGGTGCGCCACTACAGGTAAGCAATGCTGCTGTACCAAGTATGCCAGCGATTGTTGGTTACGCCACGTCGGTCGGAGCTGGGAGTGGTTCTCAAGGAACTATTGGACTGTGTGGATATGCTGAATCTAGCACCACTGGCACTTCAGCCTATGGTGTATATGGCGAGGCGCGACTGTTGCCAAATGGCCACTATGTAGAAGGGGCAGAGTTCACTGCTGTGAATCAAAAATCAGCTACACCTGGCAGTGTGACGACGCTCTCCGCAATCCCAGCTGATAACTTGTGCGCGGCCCTCTGGTTGAGTGCTGGTCGCGGTGATCTAACACCGAACTATCCGATCTCCTGTGGGATCGGTATAGTGTCTAATGGCACAACGTATGACAGAGGGATTGTTATTCAGTCTGGCGCATTGTCTCCGCTGGCGAATACGGCACTGGTGGCTATGCAGGTAGGGCCGGGGGCTCGGCTTACCTGGGGATATGATGATGCCTACATAGCAATGAGTAACACAGGTTCATATATTTCTACATGCCTTTTCGCATATACCAGTGCTGGTGGCCCTGTACTATTTGAGATTACCCCGACTGGTCTTTACTATACGAATAACAATCATGGAAGGACTTTGGTTGCATCCTGATACTGGCTTCCTGCGTAGGGAGCAAAAGCGCGCTTTACCCAGAGATTTAGAGTACTTTACCAGAAATTAAAAAGGAGTTATCCATCATGCAGCAACAAAAAGCACCGACAGACGCAGAAATCTTCACACTTACTCTGACTAATCAGGAGGTTGCTCTGATCGGCCAGGCTATTGGCGCCTTACCTTATGGTCAAGTGGCACCACTGGTGAGTAAGATTCAGGGTCAAGTCAATATGCAACTTACGCCTCCACCTGTTGCAGATGCGGCGGCAGAGCCAGTTGGAGTAGCCTAAACCATGCCCGGCGCGAATCAGTTCTTACCATTTGCTACCGGGACTGGCGCGAATGTGCTCGCGCCAGCTGTGTATGCCGCATTGCCGGTGATCTCAACTGGGTTTGTGGATGGGATAGCAGTAACGGAGCAGCTTAACACTGTCTGGCGGCAGTCGTCGTTCATTGCGGCCGCAGTAGCACAGATTGTGGCGAATGGAGGGCTGGATGCGCTGGATAATGGGGATGTAAATGGGTTCACTGTAAACTTCCTGACAGCTCTGGCCTCACAATTGCCACTTGCGGCAGGTGTGACAAGTTTCAACACCCGTACAGGCGCAGTAACGCTGACCTCTTCGGATATCACAGCTGCATTAACCTACGTCCCAGTGGCCACTGGAGCCTACACATCCAGTGGCTTGACCATGAGCACGGGGAGACTGCTGGGAAGGTCTACTGCAGCAACGGGAGCGGCGGAGGAAATCGCAATAGGAACTGGATTGAGTTTGTCAGCTGGAACCCTTACGGCTACTGGGGGCGGAGGTGCAACTGCGTGGGCTATAAAAACAGCATCTTATACTGCGGTGTCCGGTGATCACCTAGCAGCAGATACAAGTGGCGGGGTGTTCACAGTGGCGCTTCCTGCCGCACCTACAGCAGGAAATTATGTCGAGTTTGCTGATGGTGGCGGGGCGTTCGGGGTGAATAACCTGACAATCAGTCGAAACGGCAGCACCATCATGGGCCTCAGTGAGGACATGACACTATCCACTAATAACATCAGCGTTGGCCTTGTTTACAACGGAACGACCTGGAGAATCTACTAATGAGTGATTTGAAGCAATTTCTTAACCTAGGTTTCAGCCGTCGGGCGGTTATGTATGTACAGAGCAGCCAGACTGTTACCGCACAATTTTCTGGAATGTATCGTATTACAGCGATCGGTGCAGGTGGGAGTGGCGCAGCGAAGTCAGCTGCCAACCCTGCCACTGCTTCTGGTGGGGGCGCTGGCGGTACGTGTATCAAAGAAATGTATATCGCGGCAGGGGCATCCATTGTTTGCACGATCGGAGCTGGCGGTGTGGCTGCTGCTCCGGCTGCTGGTGCTGCAGCAAACGGCACCGCAGGTGGAAATACAATAGTTGTTATTGGTTCTACGACTTTGACAGCCAACGGTGGCGGAGCAGGGTTGCAAGCTGCTGGTGCAGTTTCCGGTGCATCTGGCGGCACGGCTTCTGGTGGGGACGTAAACCTAACAGGTGGGGGAAGCGGCGCAGTTACTGTATCCGGTACTGGCGCAACAGGTGGCGGGGCGGTGAATATCGGGTTGGGCGCTTTTGCCAGCGGGAGTGTGGGCTCTACCATCTACGTGAGCGGTGGGGCGAGTGTGGCCGCGACTTCGGTAGCTGTTAATAGTAGCAGTTGTGGCGGTGGCGCTGGCGTTGGTGGGCCAAACAGTGGTGTTGCCGGCGGCCCAGATGCGCTTGGCTACTCCATTTCAGTAGGAGCTGGAAATTTTCCGACTGGGATAGCGCTGCCTATTTTTCCTGCGCTGGGTGGTGGCGGCGCTGGCGGTGTCAACGGTGGCGCTGGTGCTAATGGGGCTGGCGGCGGCAGCGCAACAGCTTCTGCCGGTGCTGGCGGATGGGGCGGCGGGGGAGGAGCATCGCTCTACTCAAGCGCAGCCACGGTAGCAGGAAAAGGTGGAGTTGGTGCTGGCGGTGGTGGTTCTGTTTCTTATAGTGCTTCCTACGCAGCAACCTCTGGTGCTGGTGGCAATGGCATAGTGATCCTGGAGTATTAAAATGCGATATGAAATCCTTGATGCAGTAAACGGCAATGTGGTCAATACAATCGAGGCCAGCGAAGATTTCTGCGCCGCGAATTATCCATTCTATAGACTAGCTGCGGCCCAATCCAGTATACCTACTCCGAGTGTTCGCACACTAACCAAACTTGAGTACATGAATCGCTTTACAGATGCGGAACTTGCTGGAATCTACACAGCAGCTAAATCAGTAATACAGATTGAGGTTTGGCTGGATAAGTTCAAGCTCGCGGAGGAAATAAACCTTGATGATCCCGCAACAATCGCTGGAGTGCAGGCGTTGGAAGCTGCTGGACTACTCCCCGCAGGAAGAGCTGCGGAAATCTTGGCATGAAGCAGGTTCTATTCCACCTGAAGCAAATTCTAATTGCGCTGGATCAGTTTTGCAACGCACTACTGTGTGGCTATGCAGATGAAACATTCTCAGCCAGATGCTGGCGAGATGGTAAGAGGGGCAAAGTCTGGAATACTGTTAGAATTACTGTAGATTGTATTTTTTGGTTTGACAGACAGCACTGTTTCGCCAGCTATGTTGATGAGTTCGAGCGCAAGCAGTTGCCAAAAGAATATAGTGGAAATGATTTGCACTGAACCAGCTACAAGAAGTTGCTAAGAACTAATACCCTTCCACAAACATGGAAATGCAGATGGAACAATCAATCATAAACTGGCTATTGGCCGGTTTTGGGGCACTAATCGGATTCCTGCTCAATGCTGTCTGGCAGGCTGTGAAAGACTTGCAAATAGCTGACAAAGAAATGGCGGATAAGGTTGGCCAAATTGAAGTGTTAGTGGCAGGGAACTACCTTCGGCGGGACGACTTCGAGCACACGATAGAGGCGCTTTTCAAGAAGCTGGACAAGATTGAAGATAAACTGGATGGGAAGGCAGATAAGTAGGTATAAGGCTGGCAGTGGCTATTGCTTCCATGCCTTTAACAGAATCTTAACCTAGGAAGTAACTATTATGGGAAATGTAACAATACCACAATTGCCAGCTGCGACAGGTCTAACTGGGGATGAGTTGGTGGTGCTTTCACAGGCAGGGGTGATGAAATCGGCTGTCATGAGCACGATGCTGGGAACTTCAGTCACAGGCCTTAATGTGGTGAATGTGGCTGCGCCTGTGACGTTAGTGCCAGCACAGTCTGGAAAGATAATTGTCCCGGCGGAGGTCAGTGGGACAATTACGCTTCCAACCTCCCCAGCACCTGGCACGAATTTTACAATACTCTCGCCGCAGTCACATTCGATTATGATTGCTTGTGGGGGGACTGATCGGATTATGTTCCCTGATAATACAGGTATGGGTGGGGCATACTTTTCCCTCCCCTCCGGTCTTACAAATGCGGTTGAACTCACCTGGATACAGGGGTATTGGCAAATGCAGACCTCTGGCCAAGTATATTGTGCTCCTGCCACACGGTCATTAGCGGCGGTGAATCTTAGCCAGTTCGCCTATCACAATACAGGGGGTGAGCTTTCCTTTTCCATCCCTGGGGATCCTGCGGGGCTTATCCTCAAAAGTGGAATGGTTAATGTAAATGGCCTTAGTGGTTCTTATGTAACTGTCACCCATCAAGCGGCTTTCCCGAATGGGGCGCTGGGAGCACTTGTGACAGTTACATCCTCAGATGCCTCTAGCAATACCACGCTTTGGGTGCAACAAGCTTTGCAAGCAACTCTCCAGATTGGTGTTGGGGGTACAACTACAGCTAACTCCTACGCACAGTATCTGGCAATAGGCTACTAGCATGAGACTCTCTCTGGCGGTTGAAATCGAGTCGCGGAATGGGCTGCCAATGTCCGATTCCTACATCCTGAATGGCTATGTGCAGACAGTCAACGGGGAGAAGAAGGTATCGAAACGGCCAGGACTGTCTTTGGTGCATCAGTTTTCTGCTGGTACGGGGCAGGGGGCTTTCACAATGTCAGGGAATAGCTACGCAATTATCGCTGACAGTATTGTGCTGCTTGCGGCTCCCTGGACTTCCTGGGCGATTCCCTCTGTAACCATAGCGGGGCTGCAGTATCAATTCGTCGCCAATCCCCCGTACATCACAACACCGTATGTTGTGCTGAAGTCCACTGCAGGCATGTGGCAGTTCGATGGGACTACCGTGTCTAAGGTGACTGACCCTGACTATCCAGCAACGACAGTTCCTGGTGTGGCCTATCTGGACGGAACGTACTATGTGAAGACCCCTGCAGGGAGAATCTACGGTTCTGACTTGGCAAATCCACTTTCGTGGACTGCGCTGAACTTCCTCACCGTCTCCGACATGACTGGGATTTCAGTTGCAATTGGGCATTATCTTACCTATCTGGTGAGCTTTAGTCAGTATTCGACTACGTTCTATTGGGATGCTGCAAACCCACCCCCAGGAAGCCCTTTGAGCTATGCACAGAACCTTACACAGGCCATTGGGTGTGCTTCTGCTGGCTCAATAGCGAAACTGGGAGATGCAATATTCTTCCTCTCCCAGACCCTCACTGGTCGCTCAGTCTCGATGATCGCCGGGGCACAGATCACCCCAGTGTCTACGCCAAGTATCGACAGCATACTGGATTTGGATGACTTATCCGGAGTGTATGGGTATTCTCTGGCAATCAGTGGGAGACTGTTTTATATCCTGTCGCTGGTGGGAAGTGCCATCACGTTGTGTTATAACCTCACAGAGAAGCACTGGACATACTGGTCAAGTGGGAAGGCCACGACACCAGTTCCAGTAGCTCTGACTCTTGGGAGTGACCTCACGACTGTTACAGGAACGATGACAGGCACACTCCCACTGGCAGGGACGTACGTGGCGATTACCGGGGCAACAAACCCATTGTTCAATGGGATGTTTCTGGTCACATCAGCGACCGCGACTTACTTCACCTACACCATTGAGTATTCCACATATTTGCTGGACTCTTATGGGAATATCTTGGTCACAGAAGCTGGAGATGCACTGATAGGGGCGATTATTCCGGTTGCAGGGACTGTTGCAGGGAACTGCCAAGTGAGTATCACTTCCAACTCCTACTTTACTGCCATTGCCTCTGCAGGGAACAACCTCCTGCTGGATGTTACAAGTGGGGCGGTGGAGAAGCTGGACACAACTACTTACACTGACTATACTGGCCCGATTGACTTCAACATTGTGACAAAGAACCTCTCTCCAGGCGAGACCTCCACGTTGGCCCGGATTGCCGCTGCTGAAGTGAAAGGGGATAAAGTGCTGACGACTGGATACTTGCGCTATTCTGACACAGACTACAAAAACTGGTCAGGTTTTCGCGCGCTGACTATGAACTCCCCACGGGTGCGTGCTCTGCGCCTTGGTGCAACACGCCGCAGGGCTTTTCATTTCCGCCATGTGGGCAATACACCGCTGCGAGTGGAGGAACTCCTGATCGACATTGGCGGGGCTGACGTTGCACCACAGACTAAAGGACGTTGACGATGGGATTTATTACGCTGCCTCCTGCCCCTCAAGGCGTGGAGAAGGTGACTGCGATAGCTTGGGTGACTTGGTTTACGCTGTTACAGAAGGGGCTGACTTCCAATACGCCGATGCAAATGCCAGTGTACACGCTGGCAACGCTGCCTTTGGCAAGTGGGAGTACTGGAAAGTACATCGAGGTGTCAGATGCTACTGGCGGGGCAAAGCTCTGTAGGAGCGATGGGGTGCACTGGTTGCTGGTGAATACGACTACAATTGTAAGCTGAGATCGGAGGAGATGGGGATGGAGAAGGTACTGTTGGACGACTGGAAATGGATAATCAGGAAAGCCTGGAGCTTCAGGTTAATGCTGCTGGTGGCAGTGCTTTCTGGAATTGAAATGGCATTGCCGATTGTTGGGGATAGGCTGCCACAGATGCTATTTGCAGGGCTTACCTTTGTGGTGACTGCGGCTGCTCTCATTGCACGGCTTCTGGTGCAGCGCCGGGAGGCCGAAGAGGGCATTGCTGTGGATTCTGGGACTGAGGAGCTCTGATGGCACCAGAGAACCGCAGGCGTGCTGCGATTGCCGGGCTGGTGCTGAGTGCCGCAGGACTTGTGGCTATCGTGGGGCAGGAGGGGTACAGTGGCAAGGCAATTATTCCCGTTGCAGGGGATGTTCCGACAATAGGGTTTGGGACGACTGCTGGGGTACACCTGGGAGATACCACAACCCCACAGCGGGCGCTCGGTCGGGCCCTGCGTGATATTAGCACCTTTGAAGGGGCACTGAAGCAGTGTGTGCACGTGCCGTTGGCACAGGGGGAGTATGATGCTTTTGTGGGACTGGCCTATAACATCGGGGGGAAGGCTTTTTGCAATTCGCGGCTGGTGCAGAAGGTGAACGCTGGGGACTACAAAGGGGCGTGTGGGGAGATTCTTCGCTGGACACGCTACCAAGGCAAGGACTGTGCGGATGTCAGGTACAGGCACCTGTGTGGGGGGCTTGTAGTGCGTAGGCAGCAAGAATACAAACAGTGTATGGAAGGGTGAGGGGATGAGGAATGGACAATAGGACAAAATATTACCTGATCGGGGGAGTCGTGGTGGTTATTGCAGCCACAATGGCGATTGTGAATTTCTCCTGGCCATTGCTGAAGCCAGTGGCGAGTGAGCCGAAGCCGGATGTCGCGGTACTGGCAGCGGCGGCCCCACAGGTGCGCAAGGATGTAAAAGAAGATGTGGCGGTGCCTGCTGCGAAGGTGCGAGCATACAGGCCGGTGGTGAAGCGCAAGTTGAAACTCCCGCAGGCTGTGCAAGATGACGCGGCACAGTCGGTTGTGAGTGCGAGCCAGGTGGCAGCAAATGACCATCCGCAAACGGTAACTGCGGTGTTGGACACAGCGACTGGAGTCACCACGCAGTATGTGAAGGAAGAGCCGTTGCCTTGGGTGGGTGCACAGCAGCACTCGGAAGCGGGGATGTACGCTGGAGTGCGGGATGGGCAACCAACAGTGAAGGCGTATGTACGGCAGGAATTGTTGCAAGTAAAAGCCCTGCACTTGGGAGCTATTGCTGAAGCTACACAAGTGCAGGGCAGGGGACTGGATACCTTTGCTGGGTTTGGTGTCTGGGCTAGGTGGTAGCCAGTAGCCTACTCACAGTCCCCCCAGCTTTTCTCACTACTGACAATCCCCACCGGAATCACCAGCGGGTCACTATAGGGGATGACGATCTGCGATTCCTCTACGATTCTCTCCAGCCAGTGCTCCTTGCCTTCTATGGGCACCTGCCCCATCAGGGAGTCATGGACTTGGAGTAGGACTTCAGCCTCCGGCAAGTTATTGTGGATGTTGACATAGGCACGATTGATGAGACAGCCTACTGTTGATTGTGGTATCCATGCGACTGCCTGATTGAAGATAGTCCCTTCTATCTTGTCGAAGAAGTGTATGCGATAGCCAAAGGCATTTTGCACGTATCGGCGACCGCTGACCTGCTTCTTGATATCCTCTTGCCAGCGTTTGATTTCCGGCGCAAGCCCGAAGTACCATTTCTGGATTCGCTCGGTTTCATGCACAAGCAGTCCGATGCGCGGGGCAATGCCATCCGCGGTTCCCAGATAGTTTGTTCCGTGGCACAGTGATTTGAACATGCCATATTCCCTGGGATGTGACTTCTTTGTCATGCTGGGATTGTGGTAATACTCCCGCATGACTTCAATGTAGGGCTTCCTGCCATTGGCGAAGTGATCTTTCATCCACTTGCAGCCACTCTCCCATGTTACAATTCGCAAGTCGGCGCTGTCTAGGTCAATGTCGAACATGGCCATGCCGGGGTCTGGGATGAAGAGTTTGCGAACATTCGGCAGGGACAGACCGCCGCCTTCGACCTCACCGCCCTTCGGGATGTTCTGGCAATTCAGCCCGGAACCAAAGGCGTTCTTGCTAGAGGCGAACCTGTAAGTCTCAGTCCCACAGATATTGAAAGTGGTGCGGATGCGACCGTCTGTGTCCAGCTGCGCCTCCACGAAAGTTGAGTTGAAAACTCCCAGAGAGCGCAGTTCAGAGATTGTGCGGGTGAGGGGCTGAAGTATCGGCTCCCGCATTGCGAGCTTGTGCAGGGCCTCATCATTGGTTGTAGGTGACATGCCGCCTTCTGCGTTCCGCTTGAGCACTTTCTTCTGCGCGAGTTCTTCGTAGAAAAGTTCCTGCATCTGCTTAGGAGAACGGATGTTGACTGGGTGGCCAAGGACTTCTGCCATCCAGGTTTCTCGGGCAGCCCGTGCCTGCAGGAGTTCCTGGGAGAAGGCAGCACGCCTGCGCGTATCCATGCGGATCCCACGATTCATGGTTTTGAGAACACAGGGGGCGAGGGATTGCTGGAAGGCGTTGACAGCTTCGAGCTTGAGGGATTTCACGACTTGTGTCAGGACTTCATGGATCGCAAGAGTGCGCAGGGAGTCTGTGCAGTTGTAAATCCAGTACTTATCCTCCCCCTCCCCCTTGGGGCCGTCAGTCCAATTAGTACGATCATCCTTCCAGTACAGGTGATCCTCCAGATACATCGAAGAGAGGAAGGCCAGATTTTTCGGGAGGTTGGAGAAGCAGGAGTGCTGCTGAATCATCGTGTCTTGTACGTCCGGGCAGAGGAAGTGCCAATAGCGATAGATGTACTGCGCATCGTAGTTCCAGTTCTGCCCGATGATTTGCACCAGTGACATGAGGCGAATCATGCGGAGTACGAGCTGGGATTCTTCTTCCAGAGTCCAGTAGCCTTCATCCGAGTGCTGGCACATGAGAGGGATGCAAATGGCTTCTGAGGAACTCCATGCGAAGGCGATGCAGGCAATGTGCCCTGCACGGGTTTCGATGTCAGCGCCGAGTTTGAGCTTGTGGCCAGTGCTGAAAGCGGCTGAGGCAGAGGTGATGAGGGAATCCAGGGTGTCGGCAGCTTGGGAATAACTTGGGCGTATTACAAGATTGTAATCCGTGCGAGAAACCAGCGGATTGTCCTTGTGCCTGGCTACCCGCTTCAGGTCATGCAGCAGAATCGGGCGCAGATTCCATTGCATATTCAGAAGTGCCGGGGAGATCGTAGGGATGACTTTCAAACCTGGGATGAGGGTGGAGACCATCACAGACGATCTCCAGTTCATCGCACCCCACTCCCCAGTAAGTGCCCACAGTGCCAAGTCCCCAATGGCGCAGACAACATTGGGATTGAGAGTTAGGAGTTCCTGCCGTAGCCGCTCAATCCCCTCCACTACCTGGGGCAGTACCATCCTGCCGTTGTAATAGACATGGGCTGGAGTAATGTCTTTTTTCTTCAGCGCTACAAGTCCTCCAGTTCTGCCGGAAGGCGCCTTGGAAGTGCATACCATTGTCAGGTAACAACTCTCCCTTGGAATCCCAGCCTCCCGCATGAGTTTCGTGAGTTCTATCCCGGGCATACCACGGAATGGTTCCCCTGTGGCGACATCCTGCTCATGCGGGAACTCTCCTACTATTGCTATGGCCGCATTATTCGGCCCGACTGCGCGTATCATATGACTATAACTCCTGTGTGTAAGGGGGAGGGGCAGCGCCTACAGCCCCATTAAAGCCGCCAGTTCATCCCCTAGCGCCTTGCCAGTTGTAACAGGAGGATTTCTGTCGGCTTCCTCTACGTCTTTCAGCCGCTGCAGGCACACTCCATAGTATTCCTTGGAAGCTTCCAGCACCGTTGCTTTGCACTTCTTGGCATGAGCAGCTGGGATAAGTGTGCCAGTGCCCCCGAAGGAATCCAATACCTCATCCCCAGGTCGCACACTTCGCATCAGCAGATTCTCATAGAGTGCGACTGGCTTTTGTGCACCGTGCTGCAAGCCCATGTCGGCTGTCGTAGCGATAATGTCAGGGTAAATTGCTGTGGTTTTCTTATGCCCTTTGATCGCATACAGGATGCACTCATACTGCCGGCGTGGGCCTTCGTCAGGAAGCGGGACTCTGCCACTGTTGGGCTTCGTGTGCAGGATTGGTGTGCGGAATACGTACCAGCCTGCGGCTTGCATCAGCGCCTTCAGCTCATGGAAACGGTCGAAGTCGCAGAAGACATATGCGTGGGCCTGGGGCTTCGTGACGCGGAAACTCTCTGGGCACCACCGGCGCATTAGCTCTTGCCAGCTTTCGTGACTGTCCTCATAGTGGTGGCTGTGATTGGCCAGCCTTCCCTCCCCGGCGTCACCGAAAGCCTCAGCCCCCATCCCGTAAGGGGGATCAGTGAGGATAACGTCGAAACGCTCTGCTGGGCATACCCTAAGCCAGTCGAGGCAGTTGACATTGTGGACTTCGTGGATAGAAGCCTGGAAAGTTCTGCCGACTGCCTCCGCCAGAGCAACATTCTTTGCGCTAGTCTCCTGTCGCTTGAGAATTTTGAATGCTTCCTCAGTGGTTTTGGCCTTTGCAATTTCAGGGTTGTGGAGGTGGTTTGCGACTATGATATCTTTGCGCACCTGATCTTGGAAGGAACCGTCACTGCGACCTTTCACCTCCATTGCTGTATCCGCCACTGTGTGGAGCTTCCCAAGGGCTTGAGCTTGCTGGGAACGAAGCTTGTGGAGCCTGGCCATAGCACTTGCACGTTCCTGCCAGCTTAAGTCTTTGCGGTGGAGGTTTTCTTCCAGTTCCGCTTCCTCCGCTTCCAGTGGGGAGAGCTGCCCCAGTGTGACATAGGGCACGAAGCCCTCTGGAACTGGTTGGCTGTTATAGTGGAACTGGCCTCCCAGCATCCACAGGTCAATGATGGCTCGAAGGCGGCGCTCACCCGCAACCAGGACAAAGCCTTCGGGAGATTCCCGTACTACCAGTGCGTGCATCAGTCCCTTACTGGCAATTGTTGTGCCAAGTTCCGCTAGTGCCTGCGGGTCAAACTCTTGCCGCTGACGGTCTTTGGCGATGATGATTTTATCTACTGCGATTAGCTGCATTATGGCCTCACTTATGGCTGAAGGGGATGGAGAAAATGTCGTGCCTCAATGGCACGGCGCTATGGGTCAAAGATGGCTTAAAACCGGCCATTCTTGAGGGATTTATACGGTAATGAGCATTGACCCACGATGCAATAGGCAATGCGCGGAATGGGGGCAAGTTCTGGGGAATTTGAGATATGTCACTGGTGTAAATCATGGGCAAATGCCTTTCATGAAAAAAAGGGCCAGAGAGGGAAGGGTAACCCTAACTGGCCCAAGGCGCTACAACTACGAATTACAGCAGGGGGTTACAGCTTGGCAACGCCTTTGACTTCAGCAAACACCTCACCGTCATTCGTGCCCATGCGGTGCTTTACACTGACACGGGCAGAGAGGCCGGGCAGCATTGCGAAGGAGAAAGGTTCGCTGGGATCATTTTTGCCGACGGCTTCGCGCAGGCGGCCCAGGGCTACGTTCTTGCCCTTGGACATATCCAGCGTACCATTAGCATCCAAATCCAGCATAAGCCCCTGCTTGCAGATGACTTCATCGCGGCCCAGCTCGGCTTTGACCTGCGTATCTTCGATAGACCAGAAGATGTCCAGGGCAACACCAGAGGATGTGCCGTCTTTCGATTGCCACTGGCGGGGGGCGATTTTGGAGATAATGGCCATGTATTCACCAACGGGCACAGGGATCACCTTGGTATCGTTAGCACCAGAGACTGTGGAGTCGAGAAAAGAATTAGCATCAAAAGTCATGATAGAGTTCCTGTAAGGTTAAGGTTAAGGTTGAGGCTGAGAAAAACCCCTCTCGATGGTGCGTGAGAGGGTGAGGCTAGTCTTGCACCCCTAACGGCAGGGTGCAAGAGGAATTGCTACAGTTACGCACATTGGCTACAGTACACCTCCTCGAGATTTCCACTTCCCTATGATAAGCCGGAAGTCCTGTGGTTGTCCCTGAGCGATGGGGAGATTGCGTGACTTGACATCAGCGATTGCACTCCCCGTATCCCAGGAAAATTTCGTACCTTCACGGACTGTAAGGACGACGTCAGAGAACATTGCAGGGAGTTTGGGCGCAAGGGCTTTGCCAAGCGTGCTGATCATAATTTTCACCCCGCCCAGCACCGCGTCAGTTTCCCTCTCCACATGCGCAATGAGCACAAAGTGACAGCGGCAGTTGTCTGTCCACATACGCACGATTTTCTCCACCTGGTCTTGTGCGATGCCCCAGTCTGATTGATTCTTGACCGGCTTGCCTCCGACGACAAGTGACATTGCCGCACGGGCCAGTCCGGCCATACCATCCACTACCAGGGCACGGGAAGGTTCCCAGGTATCAACACATCCAAATTTTTCCCCTGTACGGTCATCGGGAAAGTTATTCAGCGCCGCACACAGAAGGAGGAATTGATTGTGCTTACTGCGATTTGGGTCAGACATTTTAGCAAGGGAATCCAGTGCCATTGTGTTGATCTTTGTCGCGTTGTCCAAAAGTTCACTGAAACTTGCTTTTGGCGCTGCCAATTGGTGCCAGTGAAGATTCGGGGGGATTTCCTTTCCACGGTCAGTGAAGTAGCCGAGTAAGGATTCCAGCCCGGACTCCAAGCCCAGATAGAATACCTCAACTCCTGCCTCTACCAGGGAGCCGATGGAGTAGGTTTTGCCAGTACCTGCCGGCCCCATCAGGAGCACATTGACGCCGGAAAGGGCGCTGGAGGCGGTGGGGGCAGCAGGTGGGGTTGTTGGTACTGCAACTGGTTCAGTCATAATTTCTTCCTCTGTTGTAAATAGTTAAGATATTTATGGTATCTGTGGGTTCTGTATTCCTGCCAACCTACCAGCAGTGCGGCCACAGCCCATAAGACACCAACTGCAGCCCACGAAAGCAGCGCAGATCCCAGACAAATTCCGATAGTAATCATGGCCACAATCCTCCCTGTTGCGAATAGCCAAAATGCTCAGCGGGATAGCACCTGCACGGCTTCTACTATAGCCCAGATGAACAACGCAAGTCTCAAGCAAATAATTACAGTAGTCATGGTAGTGCTTCCCTTTCGTAGTGCTGTGGGCCTGCCAGCAGGATATTCTCCGCGTAACTCAGATGGTGCTCAAACTCCCATCGCACCAACTCCTCAGGGAACAGCTCTGAAAACTCTGCATCCCACAGCAACATCAAGGAACCGGGGACTGCCCAAGGGTGCTTTGTATGCTTTCGACAGGGAGTTTCGATGCACCGGAAAGTTCCTGCCATTGAGCCTCCCCCTTCTATCGGGCACCTGGCCCACACTTCGGCACAAATTGGGCAGAAGTACGCATAGGAACGTGGAGCTGCGTATTCTTCATGCATATGGATACCACCGCGTTGGCAACTGCCGAAGTAGTGGTTCTCCACAAAGAAATGCTGAGTGTAGGGGAGTGGGGATGGGAGCACAGCCATCTTAACCCCCAAGCATTCCAGAGAGTTCCTCGGAGAGACTCGCAGCCTGTTCCGGGGAAACCCCTCCTGGAAGCTCTGGTGCTGGTGCTTCGTCTACCTCACGCGCATGCCCCCAGCTTTCTTCATACTCTTTCACACTGAGTTCTCGGCGCGCCAATGGATCCCAGACTCGCTGCTCGAAGTTCACAGGGAGCCAATCATCTGGCTGCGAACTCTTACAGACAGCCACAAAGGGGCAGCCACCATACTCCATGCACCCTGCATCGAGAGAGAAGTCCCAGTAGCCTTCCTTCCAGCACTGGATCATCCGCTTCACATCCCGAAGCACCTGCTGTTCCCATCGCTCTATCTCATACTTGCTGCGATACGTGGGAACTTCCATTGTGTCGTACTTGGTTTTCAGGATGCTTACCCCGCGAACGATGCTCCCTTTTGCCTGAATCCCATGCCTTGCCGCAGCCCACTGATACCCGGTGAACTGTGACCGCATCTCCCACTGCCGTGCAAAGGTAGCCCCAAGGCTGGAAGTGGTTTTTTCGTCATAGATGAAGATTCCATCCATGCGCTCAGCGATCTGGTCACTTCGGCCAGTGTAAAGGATAGGGTCGCCTGTGACTGGATGCGCAATGTCGAGCGGTTCGGCGAAGCTGAACTCAATGCCTTTGTGGCCATTGGCGAAGGTGACTGGTTCCGCCCCATCTGCGCCAAGGGGGTACATGGAGAAGTAATATTCCAGCGCTCCACACATGCGCTCCAGGGATTTGGGGGAATCTGGAGGACAGGGGAAGTCGCCGTAGTGCGCAATAAGGGCTGCAAGGCCGATGCCTTCGGCGTCCTCTGCGCTTCGTCCTTCTATGAAAAACGCCCTGCGAGCGGCTTCGATTCCAGATGCAAAGGCCCCGCCAGCGATAAGATGCACGGAAGGAAAGCGGGATTTCCAGTGCTGCACATATTGCCGAAAGGCTTTTTGTGGACAGCTGCGGAAAGCCGACAGGATGGTGCTGTCCAGAGTGTGCGGAAACATGGGGCGGGTGCTGGCGCTTGCGCTGGTCATAGCAGTTCTCCTAGTAGTGCTTCACTGTCAATTGGCTTTGCCTTTGCCCTGGCCACAGCCTTCCCGTCTCTTGCTGCGCTGCTTCGCATGCTGCCCGCAATACGCTCCTGACGGATAGCTGCGATAGCCTCTCGCATTTCCTCAATTGTGATTGTGCCGTCAGCGGCTTTCTGCCGCCATTCCTGGAGTTTGGAGGGGATGATTTCAGTCATTGGAAGCACCTGCACGGCGGATGAAGAGGGAGACCGCCCAGCTCAGGAAGCGAGCGCCAATGGGAAGGTCACTGTATTCACCTTCGGCCCTGCGCGGGGGAATCCCAGGCAGCACATCGAGGACTACGTGAAAGTTGTCCAATTCTGTCTTGGACTCTAGCCAGAGTTTACAGTAATTGTCCTTAGTGCTGTCGGAGATACGAAGTTTGGTTTCTAGTTCAGTTCTGGCTGCTTTGGCTTCCGCGAGCTCCTGTTTCAGTGCCAGGATCTGAGCTGAAAGTGCTGGTGCTTTTGCCATGATTTGAGTCTCCAGTTATGAAAGTAAGGGGATTATTTGCGCGGAGTACGATGAAGTAATCCGCACAAATAATCCTATAGTGCGCTTCCTCAGCGTACAACATAAAGCAATGATTACTTGGATTAAAACTCCTGCTGGTAAATAATCCCTGAGGCCGTTTTCCCGACTACCATAGTCCGGTCTTGCAGCCAGTCCATTACCTCATCCTCTGTAATGTCGGTTCCAGATGCCGAGGGGATTCCAAAGGCGACAGCAATTGCTTCTGGGGTTTCCTCCGCAAACTCCCAGCAAAGGCCAATGACGTCTAGTTCCATTTCAATACCTGTATCTTCCTCTTGTTCTCTCAGAAAGTCAAACAAAACTTCTAGCCCTTCCCAACTGAAATGATTGCTCCGCCCAGCGTTTAGGAAGGCTTGCCGAAAGCCAAAGAGTGTTACGGTCATTTTCATGATTTTCTCCTGATTATGCTGCATGTTAATCGCATCGCTCGAACCTGATGCACGTTCCATTCTCACTGATATTTACTATGTACCTAGGCGCAGTCTCCCCCGGTGGAACTTCATCAAAATAAGGTGAGATGGCCAGGTATTCTAGCGCAAGACGGGAATACACCTGTTCACACTGAAGCACAATACATCGCCCCATAATCGCTCTAGCTGTTCTCGGGGATGCTTCGATAAGCTCCAGGTCTAGCCTAAATCTACCAATTCGTCTGTCCATTCAGTTCTCCTTGTATAACTCCAGCTTTAGTCTTCCTGAGGGGAGTCAGGGAACTCCATCCAGTGAGTGGGCGTCAAATAATAATCCAGGGGGAAGTCTGCCAAGGTCCAGTGATTACGATGGTTATCCCACCACGCAGGATATACCCACGGATATCCAACTTTGCCCACCAGAACCCTGCGATCTTTTGGGGCAGTTTCTATAGGCTGCCATTTGCTGCTCTTTGGGGTGTTTGCCATTTCATTCCCCTTACGCCAGCAACAGCTTCGTTGTCGGTCTTGAACACGCCACATACAGGCACTGAAATGCCTCCCTACGATTCCGGTTTTTCAGGATATCCTGATAATCCACCCAAACTGTTTCATACGTACTCCCCTGCGCTCGATGCACCGTCAGCGCGTATGCGTACTTCACCGCATGGAAGAGTTCCTGGTGCTTCCAAAAAGCCTGCCAGAGCTTGGGGGAAGTACGGGCATTTGCTGCCTTCTTCTCTGCATCCTCATTGAATTGCTGCTGACTACTTGGATGCAGCACAAGCAAGCGGATGACTTTGTTCTCCTCACTCCTGCAGGTGAGTTCCTGCGCCGTATAGCCTGGGTACAAGGGATGCTTACAGGTCGCCACCCCTTCCACTATTGCCTCTTCGTCAGTAGCAAGAAGCGGCATATCCCCGGCCATACAGGGAGCTGTGGCCACGATCCTATCCCCAGGCAGGTACAACCCAGGAACTGCGGCGGCCCCGAAAATCCCGCTGCGAATGAGGTTGTTGTATTCCCCTACCTGAACATTCCTCCATGCAAGCACCTTGTTGCTGGTTCCATCAGCAAACTCCCCGGCCATTGCTGCCTCATACATGGCTTTCTTGAACGCAGCGCGGGAAAGTTTCCAAACCCCAGAATCCTCGCTGTGGTCACTTTCAAGTATGATTGAAGGAAATGGCTGCTCCGCGGCTTCCCTGACCTTCGTGGCGAGCGCCAGGATCTGATTGTCATGCCGCATGACAGTGGAGAGGGAAGCGCCTGCAGTTACCTCTGTCCAGACACGGGAGGAGGCTTCTCCTACTGGCGGCAACTGTGCCTTATCCCCCAGGAATACAACTTTGACCTCATGCTGTTCAGCTTTCGCCAGCAACAGGTCGAACAGCTGTGTTCCCACCATACTCCCCTCATCCAGAAACACTGCATCATATTCTGCGAAGTCTTCTGTGCTGTGCCCTCCGACAAGTTTCTTCAGCTCCCCACTCTTGTCAATGCGGAGTCCCAACAGGGAGTAGATAGTGCAGGCGTCCCCTGTAACTCCTCGCAGCACCTTTGCTGCTTTGTTTGTTGGGGCAGTGTAGGCGAACTTACTATGGCTGCCTGCGCACCTTGCTGCCACTTCCCTCATGCAGAAGGTCTTGCCCGTGCCTGCGAAGCCTGCCAGGGCGAAGAACAGTGAAGGGGGATTGGGGTCAGAGAGGAAGTCCATGAGGGCTGTTACTGCGACCTGCTGCTCCGCAGTGAGGGCAATAGGCGTGGTTTGACTTACTGGCGACATTTTGATTTCCTTGGAAATTGGGGGGGGGGTTAGTCTGCAGCTTTGTCTGCTGTGGCAGTCCGAAAGTGCTCACGCACAAGACTGGTGAAGAACTCCTGCAACGTACCGAAGGGGATTCTGCCCTCTAGGTCACTATACAAGTGCAGCTTTACTTTTGCGGCTAAGTCCTCAGGTAGCCCTACGTTAAAATAGACTGTCCTGAGAGTGTTTTTTGGTCTTGCCATGTCTGCTACTCCTTCGTGGTTTTGGCCCGGCGGGCTGCCGTCGCCTCTTTAACTACTTCATGTAACACTCTATCCATATCTTCCAGTATCACCTCCAGTGCTGTTAGCTGTGTTCCTACGTGTTCCTCTGGAAAAAACCTTAGATGTCCCTTGATAGTGCCTAGGCTTCTCAGGGCAAAATTTAACATCCTTGCTTCGTGTTGTGCATCAGTCATTTCAGAATCTCCCAGTTAGTCCAATTGAATAGTTCCTGCCCACAATCCCAGCTTCCACCCCGATGGTCAAATACTGCCAGACTTTCCTTTGCCGTTCCGGCAGCATGGAACTCACAGCAATGTGAGCTGCGGCTGTCAACAAGAAATACCTGTTGACTTGTCCAGTGGTGGGATGCTCAGGCATGGCAGGATTTAACTCCTGCCAGTGCTGGGGTTCCTGGGCAATTTGGCGTGTTTGCGTCCAATCGGCGCAGTGTACTGTAAGGTAGGCAATTTCCAGTGCATCAAGCCCCACGATAGCAGCTCGCGCAAAGGTCTGTCAGGTGTTCATTCTCCTTCACTTCCTCTGTCAAGCCTGCCTGCATTGGGGCTTCTGATGCCCGTACCCAGCGCATTGCCGTGGAGGTTCGGTGTTCCTGGCGCTGGAAACGCCCCACAAAATGACTGTGCTTCGTCCCACAGGTCGTGCAGCGCTGCACGTCAAACATCATCACAGTGGCCCTAGGCAACCACAGCCTGCCGATTTCCCAATTCGCCACGAATCTCTGCAGCATCGCTGCTTCTTCTGCATTCGCCAGGCCGGTTTTCAGCGCCTTCTTGGCGGCCTTGGCCTTCTGTGCCGCCGCCACTTCCTGTAGGGACTCCTGGAGAAGAGCGTCCAGGGAGAACTCGCCGTCCTCTGCCTCTAAGCCCCTGAACATTGCTTCCTCCAGTTCGGCTGCCTCTTTCTCCAGATCCTCCAGAGCCTCTGCCTCTAGGGCCCTGAATTGATCTTCTGCTTCCTGGTATTCTCCTGCGTTGAACTGTTCCATGACTGAGCCTCTTTTGGTTAATGGTCAGTAGGGGAAATCCCTACTAACGATTAAAGGATAGCATAACTTGCGCGAGATTGCAAGCCAGTTTCTGTGTGTTTTTGTAAGTAATTGGTACGAATTACTCTGTTGTAATCCACACAAGTTACCCCGCCATTCCCTGAACTCCGGGCAATAAAAAGCCCACGTCTGAGGTGGGCTAGTGATTGCGATTCCGTAAGCCTGCGGAGGCTCAATTACGCAGACTTACGGAACTTGGGGGCAACCATCCCCTGACGCTTTGAATCTTTACATCAGCTCTTCCAGCAGTGCATTGGTATTCACAACTGACTTGGCTTTGCCGAGCTTCTCCGCTTCCAGCTTGGCAACGATAGGGGCAATGGCGGCATTTTGGCGCAAGGCGACTTTCTCCGCCTGCGTCTTGTTGGCCAGGAACGCTTTGATCTGTTCCATCGGCTTGCCAGAATGCTGGTGCAATGCACGGGCCAGGGTACTGGTGCCAGCCATACCATTGGATTCACGGGCTTTTGCCCATTCGCCAGTGTTCATGCGCTCCATCAGGGCATCCACGGCCATTACTGCATCTTCTACGTCAGCCAGGCCCGCGATTTCATCGCCGAACTTCTGCTCGGCGCCGTGGCCAGCGAAGCGTGTCAGCAGTTTTTCAGGGATTTTGAATGTGCGGGTTTCGCCATTTACGAAGTCCATGCGGATGCTGGGATAGCCGGCGTCATCAAGGATGGTTTCTTTCAGCATCCGGCGCTTGCCGCTGAACTCGACCTTGCGGCCATCATCCATCTGGACGAGGAAGTAAGAGGTTGCTGTCTTGCCGGATTCGGGGGTTTTGGCTTCAGGTTGCGTTTCTTTCGTCATGACTGTATTCCTTTTTCTATTGCTAGTGGATTATCTGGGTTCCACCGCTACACCCTGCTGCATGCTAGGGCTTGCGCCGCTAGGGAAATTCCACTCTATAGGAAGTCTTCCAGCGGCGCAAGGGGGATTTGCGAGAACTGCTAGGAATTTTTTGCCCGAAGTTCACTCAGTTTTTGCAGCATCGCAGCCCGTGCTTCTGGGCTAACGGGGGCTGGTGGCTCCAACTCTTGGACTGGGCCGATGGCTTCCAGTGCTTTGGTGATCGCATGGGCATCCCAGGTGCCTTCCTTTGGGACTAGCTGAAGCGTTGTGCCGTCCTGGTGCAGAGCGATAGAGTCTGCGATTGCTGCCAAGTCCTCGAATCCGCTGGTTTTGCGCAATGCTCGGAAGTAGCTGTAGAGCCTGTGCTTCATGGCGGCAACTTCTGACGTGGACTGAAGCTGGATATCCAGTGTTCCGCCTAACTTGTGAAAGATTTTCAGCAAGTTGGCATATGCAGATGGATAGCGCAGGGGGTCAGGGTTGGAATGGGAAGAACGCTCGGATGCTGGGGTTGAGGTTGGAGTTGTCATTGCAGTAGTCCTTTCTGGTGGGTTAGTGCATCGGTTTAGCTGGCAATGGCATCCAGTGGGTAATGCCAGAGGTGTTGGCAAAGCCCTGGATGATAGTGCCAGTGTTGAGGTGGAGCAGGAGGGTGCAGCCAGCTGGAGGAGGGCAGTCCTGCACAGCCCGCCACTGGTGCGCCTCCAGCTGGCTTCGGAGGCTTGCATTTTCCTGCTGCAGTTCCCCATAAGAGGCGTAAGGCGTGGGAGTAAGGGCAGACATCGTGGGTTAAATCTCCCTCAGCCTGTTCTCACGCTCGATAATCTGCGTGATTATGCGGTCTTGGGCGGGTTCAGTAAGACCCCAAGAAACCGGGGATCCCCACTGTCCGAAGATTTTTAGTCTGAGGCCACTGACTGGATCTTCACGGGAGGGGAAGAAGTCGTAGCTGACCTCCGCCTGGACGTCCTCCCCCAGGTCTCCAAGTTGCAGGTATGTGATCATTTTTATCTCCTTTTCGGTTGCTGGTTGGTGCGAGTGAAGCGGGAAATTCCGCGAGAAAGGCCATAGTGGCACGGGTGAGGCCAGCGTGCAAGGGGTGCGTGGAAGAGCTGAAGGGGAGCGAGAGCGCGAGAGCTGGCTGGAGCGGAGCGACCTTCCCCCAAGTAACAGCAGCAGCGGCCCCTTGTAGCATCTGCTGGGGAGAGCGAAGGAAAGGGGGCAGCGGAGGCCTGCGCGGGAGGTCGCTACGCTCCAGCGGGGCCGAATGGGGCCGGGCTGAGGTGCGGAGGGGGGGGGGGCTGAGGAGGGGCTGAGGATGGGTTTCTTCCCCCGGTTACGCCGGCGTAATCCGCGCAAATAACCCTGGAATCCCCCTTTTTCTCCTGATCTATTGACTATAACAATTCCCTACTTTATACTCTGATTCATCAGCCGGAGGGGGTGGGAGTCAACAGCTACAGCTGCAACAGTTAATAGTAACAGCTAACAGCTAATAGGGGGGGGGGCCTAGCATCGCGCGAGCGGACTGTGTGGAGTCGCCCTCACGCGGTTGCGCCTGGGCAACTAGCAGTAACAGTCAGCAGTCAGCAGTCAGCAGCTAGTAGTAACAGTTAATAGGGGGGTTTCTCGCGCGGAGTACAAGGCCGTAACACACGCGAGAAACCCCCCTTTTTACTACTGACTGCCTACCTCAGTCCCTGCCGCGCGAGCGGACTGTCACGCAAAAGCTGCTGCAGCCGGTCACCGGAGGCCCCAGTATCGCGCACGCGAACCTCAGACAGTCCGCTAACGCGGGGGCAGTGGCACGGGTGCATTGGCGTGAGCCTTGGCGCGCTCCAGTTCCTGCTCCCGCGCGTACAAGCAGCTGTGGCAAGAGCAGCTGGAGTCGTCAGCAGCAAGAGGCACAGGGGCAGAGAGGGGAGTGGGCGCGGGAGCCGTGAGCCGCTGCACTCGCCCCCCTGCGAACACCTCTTCCCAGACGTGGGGGAGTTGAAGAGCTGAGGGGGTGCTGTCGGCAGGTGGGATTGGCATGATTGGTTCCTTTCAGTTAGTAGTAACAGTTGGGGGGGGGGCGAAGAGCTGCCGCAAAGCCCTTTCACTTTGCCCAGCTCACCTTCGCCCCGTCTAGTACCCAGCGGGGATGTTGTGGATCCCTGCGCAGGTAGGCCACAGCTTCCAGCCACTTCCTGGCGAGATATGGGGAGGACGGGAAAAGCTGGGCCGCCCGAAGGGCTAGGGGGCTGGGAGAGGGGGCACAGGGTGACTCAACCTTGGAATCAATAAGAAAAAGAGACACAGGGGCAGCGCCTGGGCTCTCCACAGTAGAAAGATCAAGAGGGGAGAAGTCTGAGAGTAGGAATTGCATGGGCATGGTTTCCAGGATGGTAATGGTTAGGATGGCACGGGGGGTGATATCCGCTCGCATTACAACGTTGTAACCCGCGCAAATATCACCCCGTGCACGCCATCAACACTATCGCCATCCCATCCGGTATGCAATGGCACATTGGCCAGTTCTGTCTAAGTGATGTCATTGCCTTGTGGTGCAGTGGCGTAAGCATCCATGCGTGACGTTTAGGCGCGGAAATTGGTGAAAGCGGCGAAAAGGGGTGAGATGGAAGGGGCGAAAACGGCTTAAAAGGGGCCTAGAATGCGCCGGAATAGGCCGGGATAGCCTAGGGTAGCCAAGAGGCCCGGCGATGCACGCAAGGGGCCTTTTAAGCCGTTTTAGGGGGATGGGGATTTCCGGCCATTTCTTGCCGGTATTACTTCGGAGTAATCCGCGCAAAGGCGTGCTCAGGACGAAAAAAAGGCCCCATGAAGGGGCCTAAGGGGCTGGTGAGCAGGCTAGTGGCTAGAGCAATTCATCCAACAATGCCGCGCCGTCAATGCCTTGTTGTGCCAGGCGCTCGGCTTGCAATTCCGCGATTATTGCTGCTACCTTCGGATTGGTGCGCAATGCCGCCTTTTCGGCTTTGGTTTTGTTCTCGAGCGCCGCCGCCATAACCGCCGGGGTCTTCCCGGACATCTTGCAAAGCGCCCGAAGCAGCAGGCTATTGCCCCCGTCGCCTTCGCCGGATGCGCGGCCTTTGTTCCATGCCGGGCTGGCCGGATCGGTTATGCGATCGTAGATTTCCTTGACGGCCTGGAACTTGTCCTCAAGAGTAGCGCTTCTTCCCGTTTCCGGGTTCCGCGCAATGGCCGCGCCATCAACAAGCTTTTGCTTGAGGCCGTGCATCATTGCGGCCTGCTTTATTTCATCCGTCAAGGTTGATGCATCCAGGGTGAGCACCCGCCCATCGCTAAATGTAAGCGTTAGCGTATCGCCAAATATGTCGGCGGTAATGGCCGGAATGCGGGCAGTTGTGGTTGTGGTAGTAGTCATGATAAGCCTCTTTAGGTAATTGAGGAACATTCCTCGCTATGCACTCGCACCTGGGCATGAGTGCATAACGTGGCTTGCTCAGGCTACTTCGATTAGCAAAAACTCCCCTAAATCCCAGACCTTGCATGGCCGGGGGGCTGTGCAAATGAAGGTTGCGGCCTCTTTGATTGATACAAAGGTATAAAGTGTCATAATTGAGCCTCTTTGTTGTTCTCGCCGGGCCTTATTGCCCGGCAAGTCTATCCGCTTCTGATTGCAAGGCCGAAGCCACAATGCTCATAAGATAGCTTCGGATGAGGGGGTTAGCTAAGACTATTGCTTGTTCACTTGCCGGTAATTGTTCGAAGTCCTCGCTGCCGCTAGAGTCATCAAGCAAGGCCCAGAATAGCATCCACGTTGCGTTAATCATTAGAGGGGTTAATTTCATGATGGGGTGATCTCCAGGTTGTTCTCGCCGGGCCCTATTGCCCAGTGAGGCATTCCGCTTCGGCTTGTAAGGCATCGCCTACAATTTCCGCTAAACGGTTCCGTACTATTTGGCTAGTCATGATATGTGCCTGTTCCGCCGGGGGCAGCTGCCGGAATTTGTCGCCACTCCCGGCATCCTCAAGCATGGCCATCAATAGCGCCCATGTAGCGTTAGCCATTGCGGGGGTTATTACCATGTGCTTCTCCTTGGTTGTTCTCGCCAGGCCGGATTGCCTAGCGAGTGAGGCCATCATCTCACACTCTGAGCAGGATTGCAATAGGTTTTTGTATATTGGCGTGAGAAATATTTGTGCATGGGGGCGTGTTGTCAGGCATGGTTGTTGCTACGCGCGCGCGTGGGTGTGCATTAGAATGGGTGGAGGGGATGGAGGCCAGGACGAAGGGGGAGGCCCGGAGGGGGATGGGGGGAGGGGGGCACCAGGTCGAAGTGGCCAGGCCGAAGGGGGGGGGGGAGGGGAAAGCTGTTTGTTGCTGCACGTATGCAATGCACCTTCAGAAATTTTTTATAAATTTTTCACCTCCCTCTTCAGGCCCCTTCGCATGACAGTCGCAGGGAAGCTGGGAGCGCGGAGAAAAGGCGGTAGGCTGAGGGGGGGGGTAGGAGTTTCTTGTGGGGATTACAACAGCGTAATTCGGGCGAATAATTTTTTTCAAAATTGCTTTAGCCCGTTCAATCACTGACTCCCCGTGACAGTCTCCCCTCACCTTCCTCCCCTGCACCCTTGCGCATCCCCGCGCCTTGCGGATACCCTCACGCTGTAGTCCCAATGAAGGAGACATAGCATGGCAGCCTCACCCCAGAAACTGCAGAAGTTGAAGTACACCCATGAAGGGATGATAGACCTGATCCTGCAAGATCCGACAGTCACCGCCACGGAGCTGGCCAAGCTGTTCGGGTTTTCCACCTTCTGGGTTCAGCGAGTGATTGCAAGTGACAGCTTCCAGGCTAAGCTCGCAGAGCGCAGAAGGGGTGTGATTGACCCCGTGGTCGCTGCGACAGTCAACGAGCGCCTCATGTCAGTCACCCTTCACGCACTGGCCGTGCTGGAGGAGAAGTTGGACACAGAAGCTAGTGCCGAGGTGGCCTTAGAAGCGCTGGGGATAGTCGGGAAGACGCTGGCGCAATTGCAAGGGAGTAGGGGGTGAGTGAAGTTCTGACAGCTGAGCAAGAGCCGCTGCGACCTGTGGAAGGGTTGGCGACTGTCCGAAGTGCCCGGGACTGCATCCGTCCAGAGGATATTGTCGCATACATTCTGGACAATCCGATGGCACAGCCGGAGGCAATTGCGGCGCATTTCAAGCAGCGCCCCGCCTGGCTCATGATGATTCTGGCCTCAGACAAGTTCCAGCGAGCCCTCGATCCCTACAGGGACTTGGTGGCGAACCCTCTTTACACTGCTACGATGGAGGAGAGGCTGCGAGCGCTGGCGCTGAAGGGCATGGACGTTATTCAAACTCGGCTGGAGTCCAAAGAAGTCAGTGACCTCCTGGTGCTGAAGGCTACGGAGATTGGGATTAAGGGACTGGGGCTTGGCCAGCCAAAGGATGACGCGGAAAAGCCTGTAGGGAATGTGGAAAGTCTGGCTGAACGGCTGGTGAACGCCCTCAATCACCAGAGAAGCAATATTCATGTTGCTGATGGGCGCGGTAGCGCCCATGTCACAATTGAAGCTGAAGTTGTAGAGGCCCGCAATGGCGGTTAAACTCACCGCAGACCTGATGGAGGCGTTCTCTACTGCCTTCCTCAGCCAACGGTTCGATGCTGCCAAGCCCACCCCAGAGTTCCACCGCGAGGGCTGGGAGTTGTACACCAGTGATGCCTTGCAGGCAGGGATCATAGCACCACGGGGACACGCAAAGAGCACAGCCTTCACCCATGTGTTCGTACTCGCTACTGCCCTTTTCCGTGTAGAAGACTACATTATACTGATCTCCACGAATGAAGAGCTGGCGATTGAGCACTTGGGGGACATCTCCCTGGAACTCACTGACAATGAAGACCTGATTAAGGAGTTCCAGATCAAGGGCATGGTGACAAACTCCAAAACTGAGATCATTGTTGAAATGCAGGATGGGTATCAGTTCCGTATCCTCGCCAGGGGCAGTGGGCAGAAGATGCGTGGCCGGAAATGGCATGGGAAGCGGCCGGGACTGATAGTCTGCGATGACCTGGAAGACGATGAGCAGGTGGAGAACAAAGAACGCAGGAATAAATTCAGCCGATGGGTGTTCCGGGCAGTGAAGCCTGCGCTGAGGCCTGGGGGGAAGCTGCGGATTCATGGAACTGTGCTGCATGAGGACTCACTACTGGCGAGATTTAAGAAAGACCCGCAATGGAAAATGCTGTTCTACAGAGCACACAAGTCTTTTGATGATTTCAGCGAGATTCTTTGGCCAGAGCGATTCTCTGAGGCAGACCTTCGAGAGATCCGCCAGGGGTTCATCGAGCAGTTCGACAGTTCCGGGTACAGCCAAGAGTATCTGAATGACCCGTTTGACAACGACTCTGCGTACCTGCACAAGGAAGATTTCCTGGAGATGGGGAAAGAGGACTGGAACACACCAGTGAAAATCTGTGTCGGGATTGACTTCGCAATCTCCAAGAAGGACAAGGCCAACAGGACTTCAATGACCGTGGCTGGGCAGACAGGTGATAACATACTTCACTTCATCGACCAGCGTGTGGGACGGTGGGATACCCCAGAAATCATGGACATGATGTTTGCGATCCAGGAGATGCATGACCCTCACACATTCTTTGTGGAAGATGGAATGATCTGGAAAGCCATCTGGCCGATGTTTGAAAAGGAAATGCAGCAACGGGGAGTGTATCTGAATATCGTGGCCGTTTCCCCCATGAAGGACAAGGCGACTAAGGGCAGGGCGTATCAGCGGCGTATGCGCAATGGAGGCTGCAAGTTCGACAAGCGCGCAGAGTGGTACGCAGGATTTGAAGCGGAGAATCTGAAGTTTACTGGCTATAGTGATGCGGTGCTGGATGACCAGTTCGACTCTGCTGCTATTGTCTGCAGGGGGTTCGACAGTATGCCCCTGATGGAAGCTGAGGACTTCATGGATGAAGATGAGCTGTATGCAAGAGGACAGGGGCCTGAAGGTGGGCGTGGAAGAAGTGAAGTAACGGGGTATTGATAAAGGCAGAGGGAGCAGTGATGGGTGAGGAGCTCAGTAGGAGCAGGGAAAGTGGGAGAGTGACGGCGAAGCTGAAAATGGAATCGCTTGCACAGTCTCCGAATATTGCTAAGTTGCTGTCGGAGGGGACTCTGCGGGACTTGGGGCGACAGGTGGTAGCGGGGTATAAGCTGGATTGTGACTCCAGGGCTGATTGGGAGCAACGAACAAAGGCTGCAATTGAGCTGGCGCTGCAGGTGGTAGAACAAAAGAGCTTCCCCTGGGTTGGGTGCGCTAATGTGAAGTTCCCCTTGCTGACCATTGCTGCATTGCAGTTCCTTGCGCGGATCAGCCTCATGACCAAGGGAAAGCGACTGGTGAGGGTGGAGCCGGTTGGCCCAGACCCCAAAGGTGTTAAGGCAGCCCAGGCCAAGCGCATCTCCCGACATATGTCCATGCAGCTGACGGATGAAGATGTGAACTGGCGGAATATGGATGAGCAAGCGAAGTTGGCTGCATCTATCATCGGCAGTAGTTTTAAGAAGTCCTACTATGATGCTGTGCGAGGGGTGAATATTTCCGAGCATGTCACTGCAGCGAACTTTGTTGTGGATTACTTCTGCAAGGACATTGACACGGCGCGCAGGGCCACGCACCTCATCCCCATGAGCGAGAATGATCTGCATGAAAGGTATCGCAGGGGGATTTTCCTGCAGCTAGAGGATACAACTCCAGAGCAGCTCCTGGAAACGAACCTTCTGCGAGAGTCTGCTGATGATATTGAGGGTATCCACCGGTCTGTGGTGGAACCCAGCGGAATGCATGACGTGCTGGAGCAGCATTGCTGGCTGGACTTGGACGGTGATGGGTATGAGGAGCCGTATATCGTCAGTGTACATGCCACGAGTGGGCAAGTGCTGCGAGTTGTTGCTAGGTACACTGATACTGGTGATGTGCACAGGGTGAATGATCTGGAGGTGGCAAAGCTGGAGCAAGCGAGCTTTCGTACGCAGGATATGGCTGAGAAGAGTAAGCTGGAGAAGGCGGCGCACAAACTCCAACAGGCCGCAGACAACCACATCGTGAGGATTGACCCGACACTGTACTTTACACGGTACTTGTTCATCCCAAGCCCTGACGGTGGGGTGTATGGGTTGGGCTTGGGGTCACTGCTGGGGCCGATGAATGAGAGTGTGAACACACTGGTGAACCAACTGTTGGATGCCGGGACGATGGCAGTAACAGCTGGGGGCTTCTTGGGCAGGGGTGTGAAGCTCAAAGGAGGGCAGACTACGTTTGACCCCTTTGAATGGAAGCCGGTGGACTCCAGTGGCAATGACCTGCGCCAAAACATCTTTCCGCTGCCTGTGCGGGAGCCGTCAGCGGTACTTCTCCAGCTTCTGGGGATGCTTGTGCAGTACAGTGAGAAGCTTTCTGGGGCCACAGATATCATGACAGGGGTATCGCCGGGGCAGAATACTCCTGCTGAGACCTCCCGCAATACCGTGGAGCAGGGCATGATGCTCTTCAGTGGGATTTACAGTCGGATGCACCGGAGCTTCACATCGGAGATCAGAAAGCTGTATGAGTTGAATCGGATTTACCTGCCAACTTCGGGGAGGTTTTTCGAACTGACAGAGAGTGAAAATGCCCTGCTGGCCCCGGATGACTACAATGCGAATAAGTTTAGGATTTATCCGGCAGCAGGGGCAGAGGCAGTGAGCCAAACGCAGCAACGGGCAAAGGCTGCAATGTTGTTGCAACTGGCTGACACGCACCCAGGGTTCGACAAGTATCAGGTTATGGTGAACTTCCTGGAAGTTCATGACTTCGAGAATGTGGATGGGGTGTATCCTGATCCCAACGGGCCGAAGGCAGTGCCTGCGCCAGTCAATCCGAAGGTGGAACTGGAGAAAGCAAAGCAGGCGCTCGAGGCACAGAAGCATCAAGATGAGATGCAGTTGGCAATTGCGGAGATGCAAGGGGCACTGAAACTCAATGAAGCCAAGATTGCAGAGCTGCAAGCGAAGGCAACGAAGGAGCTGTCGGAGGCGCAGGGGGTTGACACAGGGCACCAGATAGCACTGATTGAAGCACAGATTGGAGCTGAAAAGGTGCATCATGATTCGATGGCCAAGGCTCTGGGGATTTTGCAGAAGCATGTGGAGATGCAGCAAAAGGCAGCAGAGCAGCAACAAGGAGCGGGACAGCAACAGCAGCAAGCAGCACCAACAATCGCGGCACCAGCAGCAGCCGCTTAACTAGCCAACGGAGTTATACCCTATGCAACTGAATGACCAAGACAGGTATGAATGGGCACACCATCCAGTAACTCAAGAGTTCATGAAGAAACTCCAGGACAGTCTGGAAGAGGCGAAGGATGCCTGGGCTGCGGAGCAATTCGTAGCAGCAACTCCAGAACTCTCCATGCAGTACAATGCAACTGCGCTCGGTGGCGTGAGGGTGTTGAAAGAGTTACTGGATCAATTTGAGACAATGAAGTTATTTCAGGGAGGGGTCGGAGAATGAAAACAAATGCGAACTATGCAGAACTGCTTGGGACGAAGGAAGCCCTCACAGGGAGGCCAGCGGCCTACACCCCAGGGTGGCGCGCAGCGAAAGGCCCTGCGGAAGGTAATACGTCAGGCTTCAGCGCGACTGGCCACCGTGTGCTTCTCCTTGGCCCACAGGCAGAAGAGGTTACAGCAAGTGGCCTTATCCTGTCGAGAAAAACTGTTGATGAGAATAAAGCGACTGCGGTTCTGGCAAGGGTAGTAGAAATTGGGCCTGATGCCTGGAGTGATAAGAGTACGGACTTTGCTCAGGTGGGAGATGTGGTGCTCATTGGGCAGTATGTGGGAAAGTTCCACAAGAGTGAGCTGGATGGCCTGGAATATCGCTTTGTGAGTGATTTGGATATAATCTCCAGAGTGAATTGGCCAAAGGAACTGACTGGGCTGTAGCAAGGAGTTTTTCACACGGATTACAACAGAGTAATCCGCACAAGAAACTCAAATTATACTGAATAAAAGGATACAATCATGCCAGGTGAACAAAACGTAGCAAGTGCAGCAAGTGCGCCAGATGCCGCAAGCATTGAAGCGGAGCTGGAAGGTCTTATTGCACAGAAGGAACTGGGGGAGGGAGAAGCCGAAGGCGGTGATGCCACTGCTAGTGCCCCTGATCCTGTTGAAGCGGCTGAGATCGCCGAAGCCTCTCGCAAAGGCTGGGTGCCCAAGGACAAGTACAAAGGCGATCCCAGCAGTTGGGTAGATGCAAAGACCTTCAATGAGCGTGGGGAACGGTTTGTTAAGACTCTGCAAGCAGACATTGCAGCCCTAAAGGCCCAGCTCGCTTCTTTCGAGGGCACAAAGGCAGCGTTTGTCAAGTTTCACGAAGAGGCGCTCGCTGCGAAGGATGCAGAGATCAAGGCCACCATTGCTGCAATGCGTGTGCAGCGGTCGCAGGCAGTCCGAGAAGGGGACGATGATCTTGCGGTACAGCTGGAAGACCGGATTGATGCCCTCAAGGCACAGCAGCAGGAAGCTAAGGCGATTCCAGCGACTGCCCCTGTTGCTCCCACGGCTCCTACGCCCAGCCCCGTCCTCACTGAATGGATTGCAGATGGAAATCAGTGGTTTGAAGATGAACCAACTCTGCGCGCCTATGCTATTGCACTTGGTGATGACATGGTAAAAAATGGCGAAACAGCTAAAGGTCGCAAATTTTTAGACATGATTTCAGCGAGAATGGCTGAGGAGTTCCCCAGGCGCTTCGCCGCAAAGGCAGCTCCCAATCCTCACACAGTTGAAGGCGCTGCAAATGCCTCCAGCTCAAGCAATGGTAAGACAGAACGTGATCTGCCCCTCGCAGACCTGAAATTGATGAAGCAATTTGTCAAAGAAGGTTGGATGACCAAGGAGAAGTTTCTCCAAAGTTACTGGGCACGGAACAAGTAAGCCGCGCAAGCGCAAGCGCAAGCGCAAGCAATAGTCACCGCAGGCAGCGTCTGCATCCACATAACACAAGCAGGAGATTCACATGGCAGAAGTAACAGGGACAGTGCAAAGGGGAGTTGGAGTAGAAAGTGCCGCAACGCGGGATGCAGCGCGTGTGCAGGCTGCCCGTGAGCGTGCTGGAAACTTTGGCGGCCCCCAACTCAAACTCGCAGTCAACGGCTCGGTAGCAGGTCATCACTTGTTCTGGGTCAATGACGACGAAGGTTCACTGGAAACCCACTTGTACCAGGGATTCAGCTTTGTGGAGCCTGGTGAAGTTGGCATGGCGTCCCTGGGAATTGTGGCTGATAGTGATCTTTCTAATCGGTTGAGCCGCTATGTGGGTAAACGTGCTGATGGCAGTCCAATGCGGGCGTATCTGCTGAAATGCCCGGATGATCTCTGGGAACTTCGGGAAGCCTCTCGGCACAAGCAAGCAGATGCATGGGAAGCTGATATCCTCCGTGGGCATAAAACTCCCGGAATGGGGCGTTATACTCCGAAGGGCACCAGTACCTCCATCAATCCTCACTATGAGCAGCAGGTTGGTGACGACCAGTAAGCTCTAATATTCACACTTCAGGAGATTCTTAAATGGCAAACGTAAACAGCCCTCGCGGCTTTGTTCCAGTCCGCTACCTCGATGGTTCGGCATGGAATGGTGCTACGAATATATACTACATTCCAGCCACTGACAATACGAACCAGTACAACGTCGGTGACCCTGTTAAATCTGCGGCAGGCGCTGACGCAAACGGTATCCCGCAGGTGACGAAGGCGCTCGGCACTGACACTGTTCGCGGTGTTATTGTCGGGGTGCTGGCATCGAATCCGAATGGTCAAAGTCTGGTGGGTACGACCTTGGACTTGGCTACGCAGAACATTCCAGTCGCAAAAGCTCGTGACTACTATGTGCTGGTAGCTGATGACTCTTCCATTGTGTTTGAACTCCAGGACGACGGCCTGAACACACTCACCGCCACCAGTGCCAACAAGAACGCCAGCTTTACTGTGACGAATCCTACGGCGCCTCAGCAAAACTCTGCAAGTGTGCTGAACACTGCCAGCGTGGCTACCACCAGTACGTTGAACTTGAAACTGTTTGGCCTGGCCCAGAAGCCTAATAACGCCTTTGGCGCATATGCTGTCTGGAACGTTATATTCAACATGCATGAACTGCGTGGTGCTGTTGCCGGCGTGTAATCGCCTCCCAGCGCGCTTCTGCCTTTCAATTCATTAAAAGGAAATCAAAATGGCTGGAATTATCAACACGGGTAGCTACCCAAAGGCACTCTGGGAAGGCGTAAAAGCCTGGTGGGACAGTGCCGCTGCCGGCACACCTCAGTACGCTCCGCTGCTGTTCAAGAAGGAAACCAGTACCAAGAACTACGAAGAGTATGTGCAGTCTGTCGGCCTTGGCCTGGCGACCGTCAAGCCAGAAGGCTCCCCAATCTCCTTCGACGGGATGCAACAAGGCTTTGTGGTTCGCGGCACTAACGTGGCATTTGGCCTGGGTATTATCGTCACTTACGAGGAACTGCAGGATAACCTCTATGTGAAGCTGACCAAAGGCCGTGTTGAGGCCCTGCGCCGTGCATTTGCAGAGACCAAAAACATCAATGCGACCAACATCTTCAATCGCGCGTTCAATGCCAGTTACAAAGGTGGCGATGGTGTGAGCTTGCTGAACACCGCTCACCCGAACTTCTCCTCTGGCACTTGGGCTAACAAGCTGTCTGTGGACTCGCAATTGTCGCAGGCGGCCATCGAGGACATGCTGATCCTCATGATGCAGGCCAAGAATGATCGTGGGTACATCGAGCCGCTGATGGGGGATAAACTGGTTGTTCACCCGAACAACTACTTCAACGCTGAACGCATCCTCGGCACTCCGAAGCAAGTCGGCAGCAATAACAACGACATCAACCCCATCAACACCCAGGGGCTGTTGCGCGGTGGTATTGTCAGCAACCCGTACCTCACTGGAACTGGCCCGTGGTTCATCACTACCAATGCGGCGGAAGGTCTGATCCATCAGGAACGTGAAGCTCTCAGCATCTGGGAAGATAACGATGCTGATACTCGCAACTTCAAGGTTGGCGCGTATGAACGCTACACGTTTATCTGGGTCAATCCTCGCGGCCTGTATGGTAGCAATGCCAGCTAACCAGTTTGGATGACTTGATGCAATTATTTGCGCGGATTACAACGGAGTAATCCGCGCAAATTTCACCTTGAGGACTGACCTATGCAATCACTGACCACCCGAAGCCCCAATGGCCTGACCAATGCAGCTCCTTGGCAGGCCCTTGGCAATTTTGGCGCTCCTGACCCCACTTGGGCGCAGCTGTACGCCAATGATTTTATCACTTACACAGCAGCTGACTGGACAATTACTCTTGTCGGCACTCCCACGAATGCGCTTACTTCGGCTGATGGCGGAGCACTGCTCACCACAACTAGCACAGGCGCAACGGACTCTTCCTTCCTGCAGCTTACGACGGCCTCCTTCAAGCTCACCAGCGGCAAACGTACATTCTTCAAGTTCGCTGGCGCGCTCTCTGATGCTACTGCTTCTACGTTCATTGCTGGCCTGCAAGACATCGACTCCACTCCTCTTGATGCTACTGATGGTATTTGGTTCCTGAAAGCAGCGGCACAGACGGGCTTTGTACTGAAGTCAGTTATTGGTGGGGTTATCACTAGCGTGGCTCTCCCAGCTCCCTGCGTGGCGGCCAACAATGTGCAATTTGAACTGGGCTTTGAAGTAGACCCGCAGGGGAATATCTTTGCGTTCTTCAACCCATCGACTGGTGCAAATGCTATCGCTTCTGGCCAGTTCCGCGGCCCTGTAGCCTCTATCATGACCCCTTCCCTCACCACAGCCCTTCTCACTCCCTCCTTTGGGCTGCAGAATGGTGCGGCAGCGGCCAAAACCCTCACTACCGACTACATTGTCGCAGTGCGTGAGCGCTAACAGTCATGGCTAACGCTACCTCAATTCAACTGATGCTTGATGGGCCGCGCAATGCTGTCATCAAGCTCGAAGGGGTGCTGGATACTTCTGACGTAGCACAAACTGTTGTAGTAGACCCAGCAACTCTTTGCGGCATAGATAACACTCTTACCGTGAAAGCTGCTGGCTTTACCATCGACCGGATTGTGTATAACGTGGAGGATACTCTAGCAGTGCTACTGTTCTGGGACGCTACGGTTCCAGTGAGTATTGAAGAACTTACTGGTCGTGGGCATATGGAGTATAGGCGCACTGGAGGATTACCCTCCAACGCAGGTGCAGGGAAGACTGGGAAAATCCTAATGGCTACCCAAGGGTGGACAACAGGGGCAATCCTTTCCTACTCTGTGGTGCTGGAACTTCACAAGACGCAATCGTAGCAAACTGGAGGCCATATGGCAGCAAAACCAAAGCGCAAAACCCCACCGAAGGCCACAGGGGCTCCATCGGGGAAAACTGTCGTAGCATCCATGCAGGCTATGGCGAAGCAGATGAACGCCAAGGTGGCTTCCAGCTCCAAAAGCTCCTCTGGGGCCAAGGGTAAGTAATGGCTACCAGCGGCACTTATGGTTTCACAATGACCAGGGATGATGTTATCGCAGGGGCCTTGCGGCTTGTTGGAGCGTATGATCCCAGCGAAAGCATCCCTCAAGAGGACATCACGACTTGTGCGGTGGCCTTGAATTTGCTGGTGAAGGACTTAGCACGGAATGAACTTCCACTGTGGTGCGTAGTGGACGTGCCAGTTCCACTTCTTACCGGAGTTGCGGCGTATGACCTCTCCGCAGCCAGTGGTACTACTCTCCCATTGAGGGTTCTGGACTGCTACATACGGGATGCTGTAGGGAATGACACTCAGCTCACCGTCAGCTCCCGATACGACTACGACAGGCTGGGGAATAAGCTCCAACCAGGTGTGCCTAACCAGGTCTACTACGACCCGCAGCTGGGCGCTGGGATGTTGTATGTGTATAATGTTCCCGCTGACGATACGCACACCTTGCATGTGGTGATTCAGCGGCAACTCCAAGACTTCAATCTTGCTACTGACACTCCCGACTTCCCTCAGGAGGCTTTTCGACTGCTCAAGTGGTGTCTGGCAGATGAGGTAGCACTGGAATATCAGACTCCAGCAGGCATGAGACAGGAAATTGCCGCACGGGCCTCGTATCTGCGGGAGAACTACGCAGCATCGTTGCAGGAGCAGGCGTCAGTGCGGTTTACTCCTGGTATGAGGGTTCGCTGAGAATGATTGAGTTTATGCTCATCGCAGCCCCTAGGAGCGGAACAACGTGGGCAGCGAATTGGCTTACAACTGATACGACTCTGTGCCTGCATGATCCACTGTTCACGCATCACTACAGAGATTTGGATTCCCTTACCAGCAAGAAACGTTTGGGAGTCTCCTGCACTGGGCTATACAATTTCCCGAAATGGGTAAACGCGCATCCAGCAAAGAAGGTAATTCTTCACCGATCCCCTACTGAAGTAAATTCCTCACTGGAACGGCTTGGACTCCCTGCGCTACCATTAGCCAGTTTCAATGCTTTGGCCAAGCTCGACGGCTTCCATTGTGATTGGCTGGAACTGTTTGAAAGCCCTGATCGTATTTGTAATGCTTTAGGTTTGGGCGGAGTTGATTTTGAGCGTCATGCACAACTTCGCCAGATGTTAGTTCAACCTCAATTTGTGGCACTCAGTGTTAATCCAGCCGTAGTTCAGCAACTTATCGCTGAAGTTGGTGGGACAGTATGAAAAACGTACTGTCCCCCGTTATGCTGACTGCTCACATTTCTCTTACTGGAGGGCTTTAATATGTTCGGTGCTATTCTTGGGGCTGTTGCAGCGCCAATTGTTAGTTCCATATTTGCACCTGATTCCCCTAGTTCTGGAGCCGGTTCTGCCTCAGCAGCCGCCGACCCTTTCGCAGCTCAACGTGCTCAGTACCAGCCGCAGCTTACCTCTTTGATGAACTCAGGTGATCCCTCCGCTGCAATGCTGCGCCCTTGGTACAATTTCCGAACCTCTGACCCGAGTTACGCTTGGCGACAGCAGCAAGGAATGGACACCCTCCAGCGAGGATTGGCCCAGACAGGTCAAACTGCCAGTGGGAATGAAATGGCTCAGCTACAGCAATATGGTCAAGGGCAAGCCTCGCAGGAGTTTGCTAATGAGTTCAACCGTCAGCAGTCTGTCTATGGGAATCAGTATTCCCGGCTGGCGCAACTGTCAGGAGCTCTTTCTGGGAGTCCTGGCATAGCCGGGCAGCTGCAGGCGAATCAAAACATGCAGCAACAGCAAGCTGCGAGTGCGCTGGGGAATACCATTGGAGGTGCTGCGGGGAATTGGCTTGGCAACTACATGAACTCAGGCGACAATAGCATCACCCCAGCCTCTGGGCAGGCCTTTCCTATAACCCCAGCTGGCTACCAGTTCAATTCCCAACCTGTGCTCTCCGGTGGTACTGACCTCAATGCCTTCGCTGGTTACACCTTCGGCTAATAGGGAGTTCTGACAATGAGTGGATTCTTCCAGAATCTTGGCCTGCAAGCCGGGTATAATATGATCTATGGGCAGCAGCAAGCGCAAGCCCAAGCAGATACGGAGCTGAAGCAACAACAAGTGGTCGCGGCGAAAGCGCAGCTTGCGCAACAGGCACAACTTGCTGATGTACGGTCAAAGGTTTCCCAGGTAGCTCAAGCGGAACTTGCTGGCATTAAGGATGACGTGGAAGCTCCAGCACAGAAGGCAGATTTTGCCATGAAGGCTGCCGCAAGGCTGGAGGCTGCAGGGGACTTGTCAGGTGCCGCCTCATGGCGACAACAGGCGGAGGCTTACACAAAGCAGGGGAAAGAGGCTAGAGAAACTGCGGTGCAAAAGCAGGCGAAAACCACTGAAGACCTTGCACAGGCCGCCCTTGCATTCAAAACTGCCCCATCTGCGGAGAACTATGGACAACTCTCCGCAGCTATTGCTCGCAGTGGGGGAGATATTTCCAAGATGCCGCTACCCGGTGATCCTGCACTGCCGGCGTTTGTAGAGGCGCAAACACGCAAGGGCATGAAAGCCTCTGACCAGCTTAAGCTGCTGACGACAGAAGAGGATAAGAGGTTGCAACGTGAGGAAGCTGCAAGAAGTCATCGTGAGAATGAGGCCATACGACTGGAGACTGCTCGCACAAATGCAGCTTTGCGCCGGGAAGGACTGGAATTTCGTAAGATGACTATGGGGCTTTTGGGCGGCAGCCCTGCATCATCTGAATCCATCCAGGATCAAATTGCAATGTATCGCAAGGGAATCCCTCGTGCACAAATTGTCTCTGGCTATTCCGCAGCGGCTCAACAGCAATGGAATGCTGTAACCCGTGGGGCTTTTGCTCAGATCATGGAAGAGAACCCAACACTCACACGAAACGAAGCTGCACAGCTCCTTGTAGCTGGGCAACAGGGATTCAAAGCGACCTCAAATGCCCTTGGGCAGGTTACAAAGGACTTAGCAGCAATTCGTCCGTATAAGGATATGCTGGATCAGAACGCTAACATTGCGATTTCCCTCTCCAAGCAGGCCATCAAAGGCAACAGTGCCTTGGCAAATAAACCAATCAACTGGGTCAAGCAGAACATGGGAGATAATCCTGACACGAACGAATACTTGGCTCAGATTGCTATTGTACAAACAGAAGCCGCACGTGTTTTGAGCAATCCTAGGCTAGTCGGGCAGTTATCAGACTCCGCTCGACATGAAATGCAAGAGCTTGTGAACGGGAATATGCCACTGGAGTCTACTGAGCGCGTGCTGAATCGGATCAAGCAAGATGGTACAAACAGAATTGCTGCGATGGAGCGGGAACAGAAAGCCCTGCTGAAAGGGGAGAGTACCGCAAGTCCAACGACAGCTTCAACTCCCTCAACCCTCCCCGCTGGATGGCACTAAGGAACTCCCATGCCTGAATATTCTTTCACTAGCCCAGAAGGTAAGGCTTACAGTATTACTGGCCCTGAAGGCAGCACCCGTGAGCAAGCCTTTCAGCTGCTCCCAATGAAGTATCCTGAGCTGAAAGGGCAGCCAGGATTCGAAGGGGCAAAGCCTTCAGCTCCCGGGGCTGCACCTGCACCTGCCCCACAGCTCACTCCGCAGCAAGCTGCCAAGAAACGTGTAGATGATATTTTCGCTAAATCTTCAATAAAATTCCCACTTCAGCCTGGTTATGGTGAAGGATTATTGGAGCTCCCTGATAAACTCGGCGCTGCCGTTACTGACCTCGCCGCAAAAGCCGGGGTGAAACCTGAAATTGCCGCTGGCCTTGGTGTTGCTGCCAATCTGGGTACGCTTGCTATACCTATTGGAGAGGGCGGGAAGTTGGCGAAAGCAGGTTTAGAAACTGTCACTGGCCTCGCTGGGAAAGCTGTTGATCTCTATCGTGGGACAGCTGTTAAAGCCACTACAAAAGAGGCAGCGAATCTTGTGAAGGGGGAAGCCAACAAGCTTCTGGCCGGCACCAAGAAGTCTGGGCTGGAGGAACTCGCTATTGCCCGCCACAATGAGCGTATTGCAGCGGATGCTGAAGCAGCTCGTGCCCACCTGGAGCAGCAACTTAAAGCCGCCTCTGCTAAGGGTACACAGTCTCTTGGAGCCACTGGCGACCTCATTCGGGATGCTGTAAAAATTCAAATGGGGCAAGCAGCGGCCTACCGCGCACAACAGGGTGAGATGCTGTTCAGTGCGGCTAAAGAGGCTGCGCTGAAAAAAGAGGCTGCCGGCTCCTACCTCAACACTGCTGATGCCTTTAAGCCTGTGGATGAGTTGCTGGCGAACGTGAAGGGTGTGCCAGGCCTCGAAAGTAAGATTGAAGGCCTGGCGCAGCTTCTTCGGCCGCGTGAGCAGGAGGCTGGCAAGGTACTGCTTCGGGATGTTTCTGGCCATCCGCTTATTGTTGAGCCTGCAAAATCCACCCCCATTACCTTCGAGCAGGCGGAAATCGCGCGTCGGTATCTGAATGACATTGCCTATGGGGCTGACTTGGAGGGGTATCCAGCTATTGCCAGGACTGCCGCGAAGGAAGCGGCAAAGAAGCTCGATGCTGCGATGGGGGAGTTTGTACCTCAGTTTAAGTCCTATAAGCAAGGCTGGGCAGAGCTTTCCAAGCCACTGGAAGCAAAAGGGACTAGGTTCGGGAAGGCTGTGTTTGGGGCTGAGGGCG